TGGTTATAATCCCGGCGCGGGACGCGTGCGCATGGCCTTGGTCGCGCCGCTGAGTGACTGTATCGAAGCTGCCGAGCGCATCCGCGACTTCATAAAGGGTCTGTAACACGTGATTACTCTCTATGGCATCAAAGCCTGTGATGCGATGGATGGTGTCGATTTCTCTTTTCAGGTCAACGACTTACGCGCAAATCGACTGTAAAAATAAACAGCGGTTTGCGCGCAAATACGCCCCTTTAAAATCAAAGACTTGCGCTTTGTTTTGGGGAGGAATTAAGAGAGTCATACTGCTCTTCGCACGTCAGTCCGGCGTTTCTGGCATGGTCAGCCGCTTCAGCCATTCGTCGGCCTTCCTGTTCCACCTCTGCAAGCACGATTCCGAGCCGCAATTTGTCTTCGTCTGGCTCTGCCTGGCCTCCATCGTCAGCGGCGGGACAGCGGGCGGGGCGACGGGATAGCTTGGCAACTTGTTCGCGCAGCCCGACAGCAGTGCTATTAGCATCAGCGGCATCAGCTTCAATCTGATCAATCCTTTCTCTCGCTTCACGACGTATCCCCTCTACAGCGGCAGCACGCCGCGTCTCTTCTGACCGGGCCTGCTGTTCGGCTTCTGCCCGCGCCTCTGCGTATTCCGTTTCGCGCTCGCTGTACTTTGATTCCCAGCGGTCGCCCTGCCAGCTCCACCCAATCCCAAACCCCAGCAGCAACAGGGTGGCCAGCCCGCCGATCTGCAGCCACAGCTTGTACTTAGCAATCATGGCCCACCTCTTCCATCGCTTCGGCATACAGCGGGGCCCAAGTCTTTTCGTGTGGCTTACCCGGACGCCAGTTGCGAAGGTAGTACTGCCAAGCGGTCTGCACCTCACCAATAGCAGGCAGCGGGCGTGAGTCCGTCCAGAGCAGTAACCGAGCAAAGCCAGCGGCTAGAATGTCGTCATGCTCCAGCGCAGCAAACGCAGCCGACGCACTGGGCGGAACGCCGCGTGCAGCACACAAGCCCCGCGCATAATCTCGGCTGGCCGAATGAGTCAGCACGCCGCGAACGCCGCCGCCAAGCTCGAACTGCCACCAGCCGTGCGCCGGCCCGCCGATCTGGTGCCGGTGCTCGAAACGCGATTCTTGCAGCCCGATGACCAGCATCTGCACCTCAGCCTCTGGCGAGGTCATACGGTCGGGCAGCAGCGAGAGCGCAGCCGCAATCGGGCCGCGCCGGATTTGATCCAGGGTCATAGTGTTTACTCGAGAGGATGTGACGAGGTTATCGTTTGCCGGAGATCACCGGCGACAGCAGCAGCCCGGGCGGGCATGCTGCTCTGGCTCTACAAGGATGTGGGCGTTCCAAAGCCGGGTTTTGCAGTACCGGCAACCTATTCATAACGACGATATCGCTATAGTGTAGTTAACACCGTTCCCAATCGATATATCGAACGAGCCTGGCTTTTCAGACGATGTAGAAAGCTCTCTGCTTGCCGCGCTCATTGCTACATTTGTGCCACCACCACCGGACGAAATGGTTACAAGTCCAGAATAGTTTTCTGGAGGGTTTGTCGCGACCACTGCACCATCTCTTGTAATTGCTGATATCCACAAATAATCATCAGGTCCGCCAGCCGGTGCTAAAGTTGGCATATCTGATGTGTTGTTTGCGCTTACCGCAAAATAAAGCTGTCCTGCGTTGGATATTCGATACGCTATGATTCGGTTCGCTTCCCCAGATATTCCTATAGTTAGAGCGTCATCCCCATCAGCTATTTTTGTTAATATGGCGGCGCTGTGCCCGCTACCGGACGCCTGGCTTTGATCAGCAATGGTCCAACCAGTACCGCTAGCTATCGTTATCGTGCTTCTTCCGTCAAAAGCGAAAATAACAACTAGCCTGTCTCCCGCAGTGACCCCGGAGGGCAGAGTCACCTCTGGATCGGTAAAAGCTCCCGCAGCTGCATGAATACCTTCTATCACTGGGAATGAGCCGCCCGAACCTCCACCCTCCGAAAATGTCCTTAAAAATCCGAACTTTCCGCTTCTCATACGAGTGGCGCCTGGTAAACGGTCGCCCCTCCATCGCGCGTGTAGAACGACATGATACTGACAGCCCCGGCTGCAACACGCGGTTGCTCTGGCGTTCCTTGTACAGACGCGGGCCAAGTAATCGCCCAACCCCCGGTACCGTCCTGGGTGAACTCGATTGTAAATACGACTACCTTCCCGGCCGGCACATTGCTGAATGTCAGCGTTGTGACGTCTTCGGTCAGAGTAACTGCGAAGCCGGCCGGGTCGGTAAGATCAACAACAAGCACACCACTGCTGATCGCGGGCTCGATAAGAGCGTCCCAGCCGCCAGCGCCGCCAGAAACCACGGCTACTTCGGAAAGAGCAACCAGATCAGTCCATGTAGCCGCGCCAACCAGCCGCCACTGGATATGCGTAGCGGAGGCCTGAAACTCTACCGGCACGCCGTCTGCACCTGTATCGCCCTGGTCACCCTTGAGCGCGGCGAGCGCGACCAGGTCAGTCCAGGCGGCTTCGCCGGTGTATCGGTACTGAATGTGCGTTGGGTTGGTTTGCAGCTCGATCTCGCGGCCGTCTGCACCGTCGTTGCCGGCGGCCCCTTGCAGGGATGACAGCAGCAGGAGGTCTACCCATTCCGTATCGCCGGTCAAGCGGTACTGCAGGTGCGTTGCCGACGCCTGAAACTCTGGGTCTCGTCCGTCTGCGCCATCTGTGCCATCGATGCCGTCTTCGCCGGTGATCGCGCTCAGCGGCAGCAGGTCGATCCAGTGCGGGTCGCCAACCAGCCGCCACTGGATATGCGTAGCGGAGGCCTGAAACTCAGCGGCACGGCCGTTGTCTCCCTGCTCCCCCTGCTCGCCCCGATAGCTTCCGGCGTCTACCCACTCAGCTGCGCCAGTAGCCCAAATCCATACGTGGCCAGCGACCAAGTAGGCATCGCCGGGACTGCCTGAGACCGGCAAATCGCCCACGCTGGCAAGCTCGTCAATGATGACTAGCGGGCCGGACGCAATGCCTTCAACATCGGTCAAACGCGCAAGCATATCTGCAATGGTGCCAGCTGTGAGCGCACAGTATATAACGCTGCCAGCCGCCCAAGGCTGATCAGACGTACCCTGCTGGCCACGCTCAACCGCTGCGGCTCCGCCCGCAACTACTGCTCGCACAATCTCCCAGCGAGTCGCGCCGGTTTGACTGTCTGCCAGGGTCAGCAAGTACTCGCCGTCAGGCAAATCTAGATCTACCGCCGTAGCGCCTTCCGCCAACGCGACAGAAGCAAGATAATTATTAACGAACTTGATCATGTGATCTCCGTCAGGTCCAGCAGACAGGGCTGCTCAAGGCGCGGGCTGCTGCGCCGGTTATTGGGTTGTAACTGCCGTAAGGCAAAAGGTAATCACTCGCAGCGCTGGTGCGGTTGTAGCTCAATGCGGGCAGTGCTAATGCACCGCCTGGCGTTGCCACGCTGCTCAAAAACTCATAGTGCCAAGGGTAAGCACTGTTAAGCCCAAGGGTTTGAGCCTGCAAGCCGTATAGCCCATTTGCACTGCGTATGCCGCGCAAAAAGTAGCCCTCAATTTCTGCCGCTGCACCAGAAAGGTTCTGCGATACCACAAACGGTTGCCGGGGCGATTCGTAAGCCACGGTGAGCCCGCTCCAATGACTACCCAGCACCTCATTACCCAGCGCGACACCAGAGCCGGTGGCCGTTGCGCTATGGCCGGTCGAGCGCGTTGTCGTCCAGTCGTAGCTGTACGTTTGGCTACTGGTCACGTCGCTGTCGGGCAGGTCGCCGAGCACAAACGTGAGGCGCCCGGTTCTGACGGTCTGGTAAGTTATGGTCTCGCTTGCAGCGGTTACGCCGTTGACTTTGATCGCAAGTTTTGACACCGCTTTGCTAGTGACCGTTTGACTTACTACCAAGCGGCCGGGCGTAGACTCTTGCTCTTCGCGCACGCAGGCGCCGCCCAGGCTGATCACGTCGTAGATGTACACGCGGTCTCTGGTTGACTCGGTTGTTACATCGGTGGCGTCTACAGTCCAGTCGCACTCTGCGTCCATCGTTATGGTTTTTAAGCTGCCATCAGCGCCGTAGACCACGCCCACTATGTTGCCTTCCGCTGCCTTGCGCTGGGTGTAGCCAGTACCAGGGAAGGCCAGAAAACCGCTACCCGTGCCGCTAGGCCCAAAACTGAAGGTTTGCGTACTGGTGTAGGTGCCGCTGCAGCTCGGGAAGTTTTCTACGGTGGTGTCTACTACCTCGCTAGTGCTTTTCAACTCATAGCGCACCAGCTCACTGCCAAAGCTGCCGCTATCCCCTGCGGTCTCTGACCCTATTGAGGTGTCGGCGTCGTAGAGTACATTCAAGCCAACGGTGCAATCCGCTGCTGGGCCGGTCAGGGTTAGCTGCTGCCAGGCTATTGGCCGCCACTCGAGTACATCATTAAAAAACCCCATGACGGCGAAGATAGCGCCACTGCCTTGCGGGTGTGCGCTGTACAAGCGCGCTTGCACGTTGATGCTAGCTAACCCCCAGTAGCCTCGCGCCTCTTCCAGCCCTGGTACGGCCACGCTGTATTCATGAGTTTCTGGCGCGCCGCCAAAAACACCAAAACGCCTCAGCGTTACGGTGCACAGGGCCAGCGCCGGGCCAGAGCCTTGCAGCGTGGTGCTGACTAACCAGTTTTTGCCGTCAGCGTCGTGATAGATCCACTTGCCCAGCCCGATAGGCTTGCCATGTATCTGGTCACCTGCAATCAGGGCCCTGTTTAACCATTGACGCCCCGCTAAATCGTCAGCCTCTTGCTGATCTGTTGTGCGCTCAGCAACGGGGGCCGTGGGCAGCGCGATCAGGTGAGTGCTGCCGCGCTCAAACGCCAGCCCGTTCGGCTGACGCATTGGCATGGTGGCGGCATTGGGCAGCGTCAACTGGCTGTCTTTGATGAGGCCATGCCAGGGGCAACCCCAAGTGCCGAGCACATCTAAAGAATGCTTCACCGCGACTATTCCTCGATCGCATATGGGTTGGCCAGCCGAACCTGCGCGGGCTCACCGTTATTGTCCCTAAAGGTGATGATTGCGGGCGGGGTAACCTCCAACACAAACAAGCCGTCTGAGCTGGTAACGACTTGTGCCGGGTAGCTCTCGCGCGCAAGAAAGGGGCTGCTTGGGTCCTCTGGGTCAGCATCTGCCGCAGCACCTTCTGTTAACGGGCTGGCAATGCCGCCGGTGGTTTCTCCGGTACCGGGCTGATACTGGCGCTCAAAGTAACCGCGCTTTGCGGCTATACCGCCGCGCTTACGCTCCCTTTTCAGTGCTGGGCTTGGCCTTTCACGCGGCATAGATTCGGCCAGGTTTTGCATGAGCGTTTCGCTAATGCGCTGATCTTTTGCTGAGCCCATGTCATATCTCCAGCGTGTCTGCCGGCGGTGCGATTTGATAGGTCACCGCTGATTCAGCAGTCACCTCATCACGCCACTGGGCGATAATTTCAGGTGTGGGTACCGCAAAGCGGCGTGGGTAGCGCTCCATCGTGTCACCGGCGGCATCGGGTACGCTGTAATTGCCAGAGAAGCCTTCAAGCTCTTCGTCGTACTCCGGCGCCGTGCTGCGCCACCCAATTTGGGTAGGCAGTGTTGGAGAAACTGAGGGGCCAGGGTCATCAACAAAAATCGGTTGCGGCGGCACGACAAGCGCGTCTGATGGGGCGGTAACCGTGCCCTCACTCACCGCAATGCCAATCGTGAGCTCTGCCGCTCCGCTCTCAACATCAACCTGCTCGCTGAGCGATGTCACTACGCCTGTCGCGGTTATACGATCGTACAGCCGCAAGCGCTGGCCAAAATCCACTCCCAGCGCGTGAGCAAGTGGCACCTGCCAGGTTACGAGATTGGCGCGCTGCGACTTGAGAATCGCAACACGGCCAACCGCCATGATGGTATCCAAGGCCAGCTGCAAGCGATCACTATCGCGTAACGGCAGCTCGGAAAAGTCCGTGACTGCTGCGTTTTCTGGGTCGCCGCTCTGTTCCCACAAGCTGTCGCCGTCTGTATCGGTATCGAGCACTACGCGCTGGCGTTCAATCACTTCGCCCACGGCAGCCACACCACTAGGCACCTCCAACCGAATGCGGTACTGCTCCACTCCCCGCTGTGCCCAACGCTTGCTTGCAGTCCAATCAGCACCCAGCAACAGGTCTGTGTTTTTATTTCCCCATGGCAAGGCTAGATCGGGTAGCGAGCCAGGCAGCCGAAAAAACTCCTCGTTACGAATAAACCAGCCTGCGCTGCGGGTGGCCTCACGGATCATCTCTACGTCTGGCAACTCGGTTGAGTCTTCCCGCCAGGCCATAAAGCCATCAAACGAGGTGTTACCGCCGGTGCCTGGGTGCAGCCACGAGTAAAATTGGTTGCGCTGGCGGTAACGGCTGTAACGGTAGTCCAGCTCTATTTCAAACACGTTGACGGTATCGCTGAGCTTACCCAGCGCCACGTCTGCCGACTCGTAAGTAGCTGAGCCCTGGGCAAACTCAAAGGCCACGCCTGCCGGGCTCCAGCTCGTGATTCTCGGCGTCCCATCACGGCCAACGCTCAGGCTGGCATCTATGGTACTCAAGCGCTCAAGCGTGTAATCCCAGCGTGAACGGCCTTCGCGCTCTTCAAATACATCCGCAGACCAACGCCCTGCCACAAACGCATCAATTTCTGCATGCTCTTTTGCTTCAAAGGCATCCTCGAGCCGAGTGGTCGCCTGGCAGCTGAGCAGCCGCGTGAGCACATCAAACTCAGGCTCAACCAGCTCACCGGTAAACCGGCGATCTACAACGTCCGGATCGCCGTGCACAACAAAATCAATGGTGACACTGCGCCCAGCAAAGCTGCGCAGATCCACGGGCTCTGGCCCTAACTGCCAGGTAAAAGCGGCAACCAGGTCGCCATCCTCAGAACCGCTCACGCTATAGCCCTGGCAGGCAGCGGACACATCCTCACCGCCCACCTTTATTACCAGCGACCACACAAAGCTGTCGCCCGGCTCAATCACTACCGTTTCTGGTAGCGCACTACCTGGCAGCCCATTCAGCGGCACGCTGTTGAGCGGATAAGCATTGAGCATGGTTTAACTCTCGCGGGCGTTGATTTGCCAGGAAACACCGCCACCGGCGTTGGCGTCTTCTGGCGGTTTGCAGATCACGCGGGGAAACATCGGGTACCAGCCAAGACTGTATTGGCTGGCACCGGCCACGGGCGTGATGGTGGCCTCGCGGCCATCCATGGCTACCGGGGTCTGTACCCACGAGCGCCCAACCAGAGCATGGCAAAACACCGGCACATCGGGCCTTACATCAGTGGTAATACTCACCACTGTGCTGGTGGTGGCCACCCGCTTTGGCTTGGGGCACAGCAATACATGCTTGGCATCCCAGTCCAGCGCGTCCAGCCCCGTAGCCATCCAGCCAGATCCCGTGATGGTGATCAGGTGTTTCTTGAAATGCCGGGCGCGGACCTGCTCACCCTCAGACAGGGTGTAGTCCGTATAGCCGCCCGCATCACCAAAGGTCACATCGGGCACGCCCGCGTGCAGCGGCACCACAATCCCGCCCAACACAAAGGGTGCAGACATTAGCGGTTTCTCCCTTTGAGTTTCATGGTGCCCACTGCCTTGCCAAGCTGCTCGAGCACTGACGGCTGACCGCTAAGCTCGTAGGTTTGGCCGTTAGGCATAGTGAGGTTCAGTGGTTGCAGGCCGCTGCCCTGGCTGCTGACGCTGGGGGCCAGTTGGGGTATGGCGGGTAGGTTGCGTTGGGGTGTTACCAGACCGCCATCGGCATAGCCGTTGCGCAGCAAAGACATACCGCGATTGCGGAATGCCTCCATAAAGGCCAGCGCGCCAGGCTCTTGCATGCGGTGTTTTGGTTGTACGTATTCATCAGCGTGCACCACACCGGCTACCTGGTACTTGCTGCCCCGCCCCGTCCAGCCGCCACCGGCAAAGCCACCCAAGCTTTCGCCACCTCTAAAACGGTCGGAAATGTCGGTGACATCCACTGTGCCGTCGGAATAGACAGTACGAATGGGGATCACCAACTCAGTGCCGTTCACGCTTCTAGCAAACTCAGCCAGCTGGTTTCTCGCTGTTTGTAAACTGGCGTCATCTAGCTTTACGCTTACATCCAGATCCTTGAGTGCTTCGGCCTGTTCTTTTACAGCAACAATGGCGGCGTTGATGCGCTCAAGCTCGTCAACCGCCTTGTTTTCCTGCAGCTTGTTGGCCGCTAAGTCGATCCCTTCCAGCTCTTTAATAAAACCCTCGAAGCCGTAGGTATTTTCACCGGCCTGGTCCAACTCCTGCAGTATCTTCAGCGCTTCACGTGCTTGCCGCTGAGCGCCTTCAACGTCGCCCTGCTGCAGCGCGTTACGGGCGCCCACTTTCAGTGTTTGGGCCGCGCCGTAGCTTGGCCCATCACCGCCGCCCAAGCCTTCCAGCGCCTCTTTATAGCGGTTTTGAATATCCAGCCGCTCTTTGCGAATGGTCTCCAGCTCACTGTTGGCCTTCTTCTCTTCGGCCAAGAGTTTTTTTAGCGAATTTTTGGATGCCTTGAGCTCGTCAGCCTGAGATTGCTTTAGGGCTTCTACGTATTTTTGGCGCGCCTCTAGCGCTTTTGCCTGCGCCTGTTCTGCGGCTTGGTTGGCCTCATCACCAAGTTTTGACGCCGCCTGGTTCATGCCCGTTAGCTCAGCGATCAAAGTCTCACGGCGCTCCTGCAGCAGCTCCTTTTCTTTCTGAAGCTCTTCCTTGGTGTAGATAAAGCTATCTAGGGTGCGATTTAAACCCGTTCCAGAAAGGCCTCGGTCGATATCTTTCAAGCGCTGCTCAATACCATCAAGCTCGGTAGTAGCACCTGATGCTGCAGCGGCGATATACCCCAGCCGGGTGCCAAACTCGCCAAATTCCGACACTGCATAAGCACCGGCGGTTGCGAGCGTAACGATCCCCCCTGCCACCGTTAGAATGCCCTGCATAACACTAGGGTCGCTTATTGTGGCGTTGAGGTCATCAATGGCACTGATCAGGGGTGTAGTATCTGCCGTACCAATCGCTTTATTCCAGGCATCTGTAAGGCGAATCAACGCGCCACCAACGGTCCCAGGGAGAGACTCAGACTCAGCCCTCAGCACTTCCAGTTGTGGCATCAAGGCACGCGATATAACGTCTGCGGTAAGCTTTCCCTCTTTGGCCATGTCTCTCAGCGCCGAAACTGGAACACCGATTCCATCAGCCAGTGCTTGCATTAGGCGTGGTGCCTGTTCGGCCACGCTGTTGAACTCATCCCCCCTCAGTGCGCCCGCACCCAGTGCTTGCGAAAACTGAATGACCCCCGCCTCTGCCTCGGTTGCGCTGGCACCAGATACGCGGAAAGACAATGCCACAGCTTCAGTAATGGCCAGTATTTCGCGTTGATCTTTGCCTGCCTCTTTCAGAGGCCTTGATATGCGGGTGTACAGTGTAATCAATGACTCAAGTGGCGATTCTGACGCGACGGCAATTTGCTCAAGGCGTTGCTGAACCTCATTGAACTCTGCTTGAGATTCAGTGACCAGGGCCAAACGCGCATTCATTTGGCTGTAGGCATCCGTAATATCAGAGACACCTTTAATAGAACGGTATAATGCGTAAGCCCCACCGATTGGGCCGGCAATGCCAAGAGATGAAAGATCCAGCCCTCCACTTTCACCCTGCCCATCCTGCTCTGCAGCTAGGTCCCGAAGAGCCCGCTGAGTCTCACGAACACGCTGAGTCATTGCCTGTTGAGCTATAGCGAGCTCACGGGTGGTCAACATCCCCGCGTTTTTTAACAGCTCGTACTGAGTGCGCGTTGTTTTCAACTCAGCTTTCAGTGCTCGGTAACGTGTTACCCCTAAATCATTACGCGCAGATTCTAGAGCAGATTTGCGGGCTGCCAGTGTCGTTTGCTGGTATTCAGAGCGCACTCGGCGTTGCTCTTGGATGATTTTCTGGGCGGCTTGCTCCGCGGTTATTCCAGTGCTACGCGTTGCCTCCCGAAGAACGCGCAGCTGGGAGAGTGATAAACTAACTGCTTTGCGATAGTTGGACTCTGCCTCGGCACGCTGGGTAGCGGAAAGATTCCCATCTTTAGTGACAAGCTGATACTGACGCCGCAGCTCGACCAGCTCACGCTGCGCGTTCTCAATCTCACCCACGCCCAGCGCGCTGCGCGCATCACGCAATGAAGTATCGGCTCTACCCGCCGACAGTGCAGATTTCAAGGCAGCCGCAAGCCTATTTTGCTCTGCCGCCAGATTACGGGTATCTACCCCTGCTGCTTTCAATTCAACGCGGCGCCGCGCGATCTGATTTGTAAGCACACCTTCAGTTCGCTCAAGCTTGCCCAGCTCGGAAGCTGCAGCTCGGTATTCGTTTTGCAGCTGCTTAGACGGATTCGCAGTGCGAGCTAGCTCTCCACCCAGCTCGCGCACTCGTTCTCGCATTGTTTTGAGTTCACGCTGGGTGCCTTGCAGCGTTTCTTGCAAATCACGGAAGCTATTCACCTGGCGCAGCGGCCTTTCTACCGCTCGGGCCATCTGCTGGTATTCCTTGCTGAAGCGCGCTACATCCTTGGTGGCTTCATCAATATTAGCGGTAAGCTTCAGCTCGACTTCATTCATCACTTGTTGCCTTTGAGGGATCGCAGGAAGAGAGACCAGGGGTAATCAAGCACCCGGTGGTGACCGAGCACCGTCAGGCTGCAAATAACACTATCAAGCTGGCTCAGGCTGTTTTGCGAGGCGTGTTCAACCTGTCCAGCATCGCGAAAAAATGCGGGTTTGCTTCCTTGCAGCCAGCTACCACGTCTGCCAGCACGCTTGGGTGCATCGCATCGACCTCTTCAGGGCTGAGGTTTGTAAACACCTCGACGTCTTCCAGCATCATGTCGCCCATCAGTCCAACATTGGCCAAGTCTTGCTTGCAGTCCTTGGCGATCAATGCCCGCACCTGGCCTACTGTAAGCTCGCGGCAAATCACTTCACGTCCGCTAATCATCTTCACTACGGTTTTCCCGATGTCGGCCATGCTTTTCTCCATGCAATAAAAAACCCGCCGTAGCGGGTTCTGTAAAATTCAAAAAATCAGTTCTTAGCGAATCGTGTAATCTTTTCTATCGCGCGAGGCGAACCTTCTGCAGACAGTTTTTTGCCATCACGAAACTCAATATCCACTATGTTGGTTGTGTTCGAATAAAAGGATCCAGCTATAGATATAGCAAAGCCTAAAACGGCGCCAAGCGGCCCAAGCAGGAGACTGCCAAGCACGGTGAACAGCAAAGCACCAATAATAAAGCCCAGAACACCAAACTTTCTGCTCTTTTCAATCCTGGCGTTTACCGAGACTATCTCGTCTGCACGGTAGTCCTGTTTGGTTGAGCCTTCTACTGCAAAAATGTCGCGTGCCACGAAAGCGTGGCCTTTCAGCCCAAACGAACCGCCAATGATTTTCATGGATTCCTCCCTGATGGTCTTATAAAGAAATTTACCACATCAAGGACTATCCGCCCCACTGACCTTGCACTGTATTTACGCACCCATTTCTAACGTAGAAATAAGATGATCCACCTCGCCCAGTGGTAAGCATGCTGGTCTCCGTTAATGCGCGTAGGAGATCCCCAAGCACGCAAGGCGTCCGCCCTCTTCATGCCGCTAACCACATTATGCCTAATGATAAGCGTGCGCAGCTCGCTACTATTGAAAGTGCGACATGGCGCACTAGCCATTTGAGCTGCCGTCGAACTGCGGCGCAGCTGAATGCTCTGTCTTTCACGATCTATATCGCGCCGCTGCTGGAACTCAAGGTGCTCGGTTGAAGGAGATAAATTAACTCCGCTCTTTTCGTGAGTCACCTCCATCTGCTCGCTCTCAACGTCACCCGGGCAGGGCTGATCAGAGAACTGCGTCTGCCCATTCGGCAGCTCGCATTTGAATACGGTAGCAGCCAGCGCGTTGTTGGCTGCTAATGCCATCACAATGGCAATCAGGTAGCGCATCGGAGTCCCTCCCTATGATTTATAGGGAGGAATCTAGCACAGCGCCCTTCCATGGGCTAAGCCAGCCTAAGCAGCGACCGGCACGTTCTTCTGCTTGTTGATCTTCATGTAAGCGCTGCGACCAACGCCACGGCCTGAATCGGCCAACACTTCTGCGGTTACGGTCTGCCCCATGAAGTCTTCCACACTGATGAAGTCCATGCTTTCAGCCAGGCCAAAGCGGACGCGCCAGTAGAAGGCGTTGATCTTGCCTTTGGTGCCGACTGCGTTGGCGCCTTCAAACATGATCTCCCATTCCTGGCCAGAATCGGTGATGGCTTCGATTTCATCATAATCGGCGCAGGTGTAATCCACCTCTACGCTAAAGCTCTCGCCTTCTGTCACGCCAGCAATCGCCGTAGCGAGGTCACCACCCGCGAGCACTTCAAAGCCGGCACCGGTCAGCATCCAGTCGACGTCTTCTACATATTCGATAGCGCCGGTTTCTGCGTCCACCACCGATTCAATCGTGAGCGGCATTTTTTCCAGCTTGCAGGTACCGCCCACTTCGGCGATGTGCGTCTCACCGGTAACGGAGGTACTCGGCACATCGTAGACGGTGCCGTAAATCTGCAGCGCCAAGTTACGGCTGAAAATCTCGCGCATGTTGAGCTGAATGCCCATCTGCGTGATTTTCTCCAGCTTGTCGTAAGTGCCGCCCAATGGCTGAGTGGTATCTTCCAGGCGCAGCTCATTGGTCTCGTGCGTTTGCTGCACAGTAGAGCAAAGGCCGATTGGAGTGAACGGAAGGCCGCTACCAGCCTTACGAATTTTGGTCATGCCGCCAATAACGGCTGTTTCTTTTACCCATGGCATGGCTTAGCCCTCCTGCACTGCCGGGGCTACTGCCTCGGCTGGGTTTGCGGTTTTGCTGTCTTGCCCGACCAGCTTGTGTTTGATGAATGCAGCCTGCCGCGCGGTGAGCGAGACAGTATCGCCAGCGGCGCAATCCTTGCCGCCATGGGTGTGCGCGGCGCTGAGCTTGTAATCCTTACGCTCAACAGCCTTTGCTGGGGTTTTGCTCATGGGGGTTACCTCGATAAACGGGTTTCAATAAGGGTGTGAAGATAAACGGGCAGCACCACGGTGCCGGCAGCTAGGCCCTCGCCAGGGGGTACTTGTTCGCCTGCGCCGAGAGACAATTGAGGGATTCCAGCCGGCGTCCAGCCCAGCGGCACGCCTTCGGTTGGCATCAGGCACTCGATAAGGTCCAGCTCCAGATCATCGAGCACGTCTTCGTAGTCATCCAGACCTGCACTGACGGCTGCCACCACTCTAAAGCCGGTGTGCTTTCGCATACCTTGCGCACGGCATAGCGGGTCCTTATCTCTGGCTTTCTGTAAAACAATGAGAGGGAAGCTACTGGTGCTTTCCTTGATGACTTCGTTGAACCACCCGCTGCGCACATTCAGACCAGCGTTAGTGCGGTAGCCGTTTGACTGGGTGATTTCGCCGAGCCTTCCTATCAGCGCTTTACGGCCAAGGGTCAGAATATTCATCGGCGTTGCTCCATACAGGCCACCGTTACGAAAAGGCCGTCATCCGCAATCTCTTCTTCAACCGTAAACCGACGATTGTCGAAGATGAATACGCCGCCGCGCACTACCGCGCAAAGCTCAGGCTTGCGATAGGTGATGCCGGTTTGCTCGGTGAGGAACACGCCTTCAGGGCCGGTGCGGGCAATGTTGAAGTCAACCATCACCTCGGGCACATCGTGCATGCCCGAAGCGTCCTGGTAGCAAGCAGGGCCGTCATTGAGCGCCCGCATGCTCACTCGGTTCATGCGGTCGCGCATGCTGGCCCAGCTCATCAGGCAGTGACCGCCAGACCCAGCGTGCCGTTCAGCCGCACGCGGCCGGTGGCAGAGGGGTTGGCGGCAGCCGCCATTGCTACGCCGACCAGATAGTTACCGGTGCCCGGTACATTGGTCAGCAGGCTTGAAGCTGCAATCGCGTAGATGGGTGCGCCCACAGTCCAGGCTTGCGCGCTGGTCTTGGCCAGATCGAAGACGCCGGCTGTCTTCAGCTCTACTTCTTCGCCAATGGCGGCGTCAGTAGCCGCCACGCCAAGAATGCTGCCAGAGCGGACCAGATCGCCGGACGCGACGGCCGCTGTTGCGATAACGGTGATCATGTCACCGGGCTGTACATAGTTTTTCATGTGTCACCTCGAGAATTGGAAAGCAGTCAGGGCGCCCGCAGGCACCCATTCAGGTTGATGGATTAAGCGCCGGGGTTCTTGTATCCGCCGCGGAAGTCGATCCAGGCGGCGCCGAATACCAGGCGGGCCTTGATTTCCATGCCATCCACCTCGAAGCCCTCGCGGGTTTCGGTGAACACGCCCTGTTCGCCTTCCAGATAGGCATACTCGAAGGTGTCAACGGCACCAGGGGCGGCGTACAAGTACCACTGGTTGCCGGTGATGCGGGCATCGACGATGACAGTCAACGAGGCGTTGCGCATATCGTTGATGTCGGCGTTCTTGGCGGGCACGTAGTTGGAGCTGGTGAACTGGTAAGCTTCCAGCTCTTTGTCCGGGCCAACCACCAGATACTCTGGCGCCAGGTTCAGGAAGTTGCCGCCGATAGACTTCTGCTTGCGCATTGCAGCGCGTGCAGCGGCCAGGGTGGTGGTGTTGATTGCGCCACCGGAGGCAGCCAAGTTGCCGTGATCCGCGTGGAACACAGCAGTGCCGTCGGTGAAGTTCGGGTTACCCAGCAGCAGATCCCAAACAATATTGGATTCAGTCTGTGCAGCAGCGGCGCCCAACGCCTGCGGGATACGGGTCATCGCGCCCAGGTCATCATTAACAATCGATTCCCAGGTGATGGCGATGATCTTGCCGTACTTACCCACGGTCAGCGGCGCACCTTCTTCGGTTACCGAGCCGTACTTGTACTCGCCATGCTCGTTCACCTTCTCAAGTGAAGAGATATCGCCCAAAGCGGCGCGGGTGACAGCGCGGAAGTCCGGCACACTGGTTTGGCGGCCAAGCGGGCGCCAGGTCTGCGGTGCCAACTCGTAAGCCGCGCGCAGGGTGCGGTTCACGGTAGAGCCCAGCAGGATGGGGAAGTCGCTGGTGCTGTGCATGCCTGCGGCGCGCATGGCGCTGCGGTCACAGCCAAGAGCGGCGCGGGCGATTTCCTGCGGAGTCATGCCCCGCGTGCTGCCACCGGCCAGCTCGACAAAGTCGCGCGCCATATCAATCAGGCGTGAGCCGCGGAACTCGCGGGCCGCATCTTCCAGCTTGATTTTGGGATCGCAGCGGTTCATCAATGCGTTCTGCATGGCGTTGCGCTTGGCCAGTACCACGCTCTGGTCAACCGAACTGGTAACCGTCGGCTGGCTGTTGCGGGTTTCGGGCTGGTCGGCATTCTGGCGCTCGGCCAGCTTGTCGATCATCTGTGCGCTGGCATCAGCCACAGTTACGCCGCGGGCGACAAAGTCGTCTGCAACGTCATCGCCAAGGCCTACTTTCTTGGCCATGCTGCGAATGGTGGTAGAGCGGGTGCGCTCTTCTTCAGCCGCTTGCTTGCGGATTTGGGCCTGAGCTTGCTCGTCGGCCGCGCGTTCTTCGTCGGTCATGGGTGCTTCCTCTTTAGTGGTGGCCGCGACGGCCTGGTCAACGACAGGCTCGGCCTGACGAATTTCAAAAACGGTGGGGAATTTACGGCCCTGATATTCATGAGGGCTCTCGGCGCTGCGAATGTTCGCGCCGTCGTCAAAAGCAATTGGCACAACTGAAAGCTCCAAAGGCTCCCAATCAACTGCGCGGTAGGTCGGAATCTGGCCGTCCAGCTCCTCAGTGATGACGTACTTGTGCACTGCATACCGGACACTGATCTTGCGTAGGATTCCGTCTTGAATGTCCTGATAGATTTTCTCGACATCGTCACGCTTGCTGAATCGAATCAAAGCGTGTCCTACGCCGCCAGCAATCCACGCTCGCTCAACCACTCCGATCACATCATCAAGGTCTTCGGCTTTGTGAGTATTTAGCAGCGGAGCGCCGTTATTCAGACGATCAAGGCGAACAGCGCTATCGCTGACTTCCAACTCTTCGTTGTAAGAGCCAACATCCCACGACCAGCGCCGGCCTTTAGCGCCGGTAGTCCATGTGATTTCTACAGTGCGGTCATCGATATTCAGCGATTCAGGACGCACCGCGGCGCGAATACTGAGCATCGGCGTTTCCAGCGTCTTATTGGTCGCTGTCATCGGTTGATACCTCTTTGGGGTCAGTGGGTTCTGCCTGGACCTGCCCGGCGCCGGACAGGTGGCGCGGGTCGCAATCAAGCACGATGGCCAATGCATCAAGCATCTTGTTGGATTCGGATATCTCTTTGGCGTGAGCAGCGGGGTCGGTAATACCAAGCTCTCGCAGTGCGTCTGGCCAGGTGATCAGGCCGTTGCGCAGCTTCTCTTTTACGGTGGCAATCTCGCTCTTTGGGTCTACCATTTCACGGCGTGGCGGTACCCATTCGGCGCGCGAGTCAACAATGCGACCATCAGGGCGCAGCGCCTGGGCATCGGAAAACCAGCGCCATACGGTTTCGCACATCTGCGGAATCATCATGCGCCACTGCCATACGTCCACCCGGCGAGCGAAGTGCAGCCAACCCATGCGGCCCGAAGAGAAGTTCACGCCCTTTAGGTCGCCGGTCATCAACTCGTAAGGAATACCCAGACCAACAGCGATGGCGTGCAGCGCTTGCCAGGCGTAGGGCTCATAACCGTTGAAGGTGGGCGGCGCTGCAAAGGTGACGTCTTCGCCAACGCCCAGCTCCTGCAACAAGCCAGGCTCCACACGATCCACCAGCGGCGGGGTCTTGCTGCTCGCCGTGGTGTCGTCCTTGGTGATGAAAGCGGCGAAGCAGGCGGCAATCTTGGCCTGCTCCATTACGGCGTCTTCCATTTCGTCGAAGTTGCGCAGGCGCTGCATAACTGGCGCAAGCCAGGTGTAGCCGCGCGACTGGCCAGCGCGTTTGGGTAGAAATACGTGGATCACGTCTTCAGCAGGTATCCGCCGAGAACTGATCGAGCGCATCACCACGTTAGCGCCGGGGTGCTCGTCGAACAACCAATAGGCAACGCGCTTGCCGATAGGACTGAACTCGATTCCTTGGATAATGAGATTGGCGCCGTTATTGCCACTCTTGCTCTCATCCAGAAAGTCAGCCTCAAGCAACTGCAACTGAAGCGGGACCGCCAGACCGTCAGAAGCTTTGCGGCGACGGCGTCTAATCAGGCACTCCCCGCTTTCGGCAACGGCCTCAATCACCTTGTGCTGCAGGCCGTAGAAGTTTTCCATGCCGTCCGCATCGCACTGGGCGGTTTCAGCCCAGGCGGCCCAGCTCGAGGCCAGTCGCTTGATGTCAGCCTTGTCGGCCGCGATGGGGCGCGGCACTATGCCGGCTCCAACCACGTTGTCAGCAATGCCGCTGATGGCGCGCTCGGCGTAAGGGTTGTTGCGGCGCAGGTCTCTGGCGCGGGCGCGAAGCATTGCCAAGGCCGGACCGTTCTCTGCGTTCGCATCTGTGCCGGCAGCGCGCCAACCTGCGTTTCTCCGACCGCCGGCGGCGCCCTCGAAGCGGCGCGATAGCGAGTTCATGGCCACGTCACTGCGCATTTTCTTGAGGCGGCTTTCGGCGCGCTTTGCAGCCCAACCGGGGAACAGGTCGCTAATCATCGCCATATCAGTAACCCTTCGAGAACGAGGCGAGCCGACGCCCAGCGCCGCAACCAGTGCCAGGCGCATTGCCGACACCGAGATCTGTTGCCATCGCACGCAGGATGCGCTGCATCTCGTCGAGGGAGCGGTAAGTAATGGTTCTGTCGGCATGGCGTACTGTGAGCGCGCCTTCGGCAATCGCCGCCTGCAACTCGTCGTACTGTTTCTGTGTGTACGCCATTAAGGTCTGCTCCAATATTTTGACCGAGCGCGCGGGCGCTCTTCTTCCTCGCCCTGCTGTTGGGCGGGTTCGATAACGTGTGAATCCAGATCAAGGCCAAAGCGCTGCTGGCTGATCCGCAGCGCGGCCATGGCGTACACCAGGCAGTCCAGTGCTTCGTTGCGCCGGCCTTTGGCGTCCCACCGATAAACCCGCCGGCCGCTTGCGATCTTCAGCACTTTTACTTCGGCGGTGAGCTGCTTCAGCTCCGACTCGTCGCAGATGTCGTCATTTGCGGGCAGGTGAATGCAGCCCGGCACATTGGCACCCGGCTGCGGTTGAATCTTGAAGCGGTTGTAGATCAGCTCTTTGGCGTTGTCGGTCCCCACTTCGGTGAGGTAGACCTTCGCTTTGCTGCGCGTCCTGGGGAAGCTCGCAATCGGCTTGCCGTAGGTGCTCGCCCCTTTGATTGGGATCACCCAGGCAACACCGTGCTTGCGGCTTTCCTGATAAACCTCATCGGTGTAGTGGCCGCCGGAGTCCCAGCACCAGCGCTCTACCTTCATCGGCACGCCATCGGTGCGGCTGTAGAGCTTGTGCAGCTGCAGGCCTGCCTTGCGGCGTAGCTCTTCGCTGGCTGGGTCACCATGCAATATCCAGCGATCCACCAGCCACAGCTCTTCACCAGGCCCAACGGCCCACACGCGACCCTCGTACCGGTCGTCTTGGGTGTCGATACCACCAAACAGCGCGCAGGCCGCCTGTGGCACCACCCCTTGCCATATCTCTCTGCGAGCGTGCAGCTGCTCCCAGTCAACCTTTTCGCCTTGGTCATCTTCCCAGGTCTCGCCCAGCGTGGTGTTCACGAAGGTCTTGAGCTTATTGGGGTCTGACTTGGCCTTGAGAAAGTCGAGAACAATCCGCCCCCAGGTGGTGAACGGGCTGTAAGCGGTCCAGATGTGCCAGGTCACTGATTCCGGTGTCGGGATCAGCTCTTCACCATCGAAGAAGTCGTAGCCATCGCGGGTCCAGATGCCGGTCTTCTCGCAAATCCAGCGGGCCTGATCCTGGGTGTTCTGCAGCTCAAACTGGCGAATGACACAGCCGGTGTGCTCGCACACATACCAGGCGTCCAGCGGGGCGTCAGGGCCCCACTTGATGCCAAACTTTGTATCTTTGCCACCCCACTTCAGCGCCTGTTCCTGCTGGCAGTGCGGGCAAGGAATGTGGAGCTGAAACAAATGCGGCGACTCATCGGCCGCCGCTTCAATCTGACACTCACCCTTGGTCTTGGGCGTTGATCCTCGGATCGACTTCGGGAAGGTTGAGCCTTCCGTGCGCTTGTCGCCCAGAAATGTGGGGCTGCCTTCCTTCTCTACATCCGGCGCAAAGGCGGCCAACTCGTCATAGATGACCGTGTCGGCCGATAACTCGCGGTAGTTCTTTGCAGCAGCACCACCACGGCACCAGAGCTGCTTGCCATGCGTGAAACGCTTGGTATCCAGTGTGTTATCGCGGTGCTTTGATCCGTACCACGGCGCCAGATCGAGAACTGGCGGCACATCGCGCACCATCGTTTCGATCTGCGACTTCATGAAACCTTGCGCGGCGCCATCGGTGGGCAGCAGCACCAGAATGTTCCGGCGCTTGTGCTCAACCTGATAGCCAGTCGCTGCAATCAGCATCTTGGAGTAGCCAACCCGGGCCGACTTCAACACGTTTACCGTGCGGATCTCGTCGTTGCCCATGCTGTTCAGAATGGCAACTTGGTAATACAGCGTCTCCCACTTGCCTTCCTGATAGCTTGACTCGCTAGACAGGTAGAAATTCTGGTTGGCCCACTCCACTGCCGTCACTGGCACTGGCTTAGATAGCGCAGCAAGTCCACGACGAACCGCCCGCTTCAGCTCATAGGTCTGCGGAAGCGAGATAGTCATCCAGTAGTGTGTCCAATCGTTCGTCCAGCGAGGCAGCCAAGTTGCGAGCCTTGGCCAGCTCTCGCTGCAAGGTGTCCATGTGGCGCGTCTCGAAGTCCGGATGTTTGCGCTTAAGCGTCAGCGGTAGCGTATCGAGAATGGACGCCACCTCTGCAGCCAGCCGGGTCAGTGAAAAAGTGGCGAACTCAACCGGCACCAGGTTGCGCTTGGTCACCTCGTTCTTTAGCTCCTGCCCTTCAGCCTGGGCGGCGGTTAACCTCAACCGCTCCTGCTGCAGCCTTGCATCCGTTCCGCCGTCTTCCTCGTCGTCAGGTTGTTGTGACCGCTCCGCGTGAGCCAGGCGGTTTTCGATCACGGACCGGGCCGTGTAGAACGCTTCCCGCCCAATCCTCTCGACCGGCTTGACCCGCCATTTGTCAAAGGCCTGCACCGATATTCCAAGACTCGCGGCCATCTCTGACTTGTTTAGCCAGCCGCGCTGTTTCTTGGGTTCGGATTTAGCCATGGGGAAACAACAACCTGCCTCTGGAAAAAGCTCATAAGTAGCTAACGACCGGGGTTCGAATTACCCTCAAGGGGCCACCCCCCTCAGGAGGACCCATTGCCTCCCCGTCGTGGCGGGTCATGCCGCTGCCCTGCCACCTGCGCCGAGCCTGCGAGCCAATGCCTTGTCAAAGTTGATAGGCAAGTGTTCATCAATGTATTGATCAGCAATGCCGTAGAAGTCGAAGCGCTGCGAGTAGGAAGGCTTGCGAATAAAAGCCAGCACCATACGAACCTGCTCTCTCTGCTTACCGAAACGCTCAGCGATACCAAGGGGCGTCTTGCCCTTGGTCATAACAAAGAAGCGCCGGCGGTTACCGATGCTGCGCTTGCTGTTCGTGCTTCGTTGGTACACATCTGACTGCGCACCAAGACCAGATAGAATCTTCTGCATCTGACCGCGGCCTACATTGCCCATTGAATCGAGTTTCATGCCGGAGCCAGGCGCAACGTACATACCAGCGGGGAGAATGCCGCGATCTCGTAGCAGCTTCTCGCTGCGCTTCTCTCGACGGTCTCCGCCATACACCTGGGGCGCCAACCAAACAGCAGCTGGAGCAGCCTTCGATGAGTAATCCTTGAGCCGGACGGTTGCTGCTGGTCGGTTAAGCGTGGCTTTAAGCACTTCAACGCTGTTGGTGGTGAAACGTGTAGGCCTGTCGAATACCTTTTCGATCTCTTCCTTTAACTGGTCGCGCAGGTCGTATGCAGTCCAGTTAAGTGAATCGATCGTGGCAGCAGGTATGATCTTCTGGTGTAAGCGCTCGTATCGTTTGGCCTGTAGCTCAAGGCCTTTTGCTGAGACCTTGATAACGCCCGCCATTACTTACCCAACGCCTCACGTATCTCTTTGATCATGTCGATCAGGGTCATGGTCTGGCGCTTCTCTGCATATGCGAACCATGCGCGCACGAATACCCAGGCGGGAAGGCCGCAGACGAAGTGCAGGCCAGCCAGCGCGACAGAGCCATGCCACACCTCTGCCCATGCGTGCAGGTCGAACCACTGCACAACGAAGGCACCGCCACACACTGAGGCGATGACAGTGCAAATCAGGGCGACTACCCATTCTCGCGTGCTCTTGGGCTGGGTCATGGCCATTACGACAATGGCCGCGAAGGTGGCGCCGAAGAAGAAGCCAGCGATCTTGGTTAGACCGAAGCCAGCCAGCGCTGTTGATGCCGGCTCGCTCATAGATTGATTCCTCATAGTGGTAGATTCCGGGGCTTGGCCCATTAGTGAGCCGTCCTTGGACTTGGCAGCGCAATTGTTGAATCCCCAGTCACAACCACGAGCTAACCCGCCTGGAAGCAAAGGCGCCGTGGCATGACTGGATAACTGGAATAAAAAAGCCTGATGGGGTCAGGCAAGGAGCACTGAAATTCGGGCATAAAAAAACCCGCCTCAATGGACGGGTTCTTCAGAGCGGCAAAACCGCATATTGGTAAATCTTGCGGCAAGACGGCAAAGCTGTCAAGCAGCCTTGTCAGTTAATAGGCCATAGTTACTCAGAACCGCCTCAGTCCTGACAAACGCACCTTCCACCTCCCTTCCAAGCGTGCGGTTTATCTGCTGCCGCCAGTGCCGCAGCGTTCTCTCTGGCGTGCCTTCAGCGTCCCAATTGTGCAGCACGTAGAATGCATCCGGCAGCACCATGCGAGACGCGGAAAGCTGCTGCTCCGCCTTGATGCTTCTCAGCACGCGCTCTCTGTTGACTCTTTCTGCCTGCTTTCGCCATTCAGGCTCGCTCTCATCAATATCAGTAAACTTGACCTGCTTGCCAGGCCCTGCAGCCTTCGCCCTTTGTGGTACCGCCCACGCTGTCACCGCCTTGGTCACGAACAGCCGGTGCGCCTTGGTCTCCACGCGGGGTATCAGCCAGCGCACCGCCTCAGCCACCTCAAGGTCATTGATGCTGTACTTGGCCACCAGCACGTTCCATTGCAGCGCTGTCAGCTCCCTGTGCAGCATCCCCCGCGTCATGGCGTCCTGGGTAAGCCGTTCCTCTGCACTCAGGCCAGAGCCTTCGCCACGGGTCTCAGGGAAGCCAGCTTGATACCGCATCTGCCAGCCTGACTTGGCCGTGCCATCGTTGGTCTCGATGCTCATTACCCTGGCTATGCAATGGCCTGCGTCTCTGTAGATGGTCATGCTTGCTCCCCGTATATCCGAACCCGAACCATTCCGCCCTTCACAGGGTCTTTTGCCAGCTTGAACTTGGTGGAGAATCGCGAATCGTCGATGCCGAGCGCCGCGGCTATTCCATCGCGGCCGGACTTGAACGCAGCTAGGCAATTGTCATCATCACGCCGGTTACGACTTGGCGGCACAAACTCAATGTCCAGCACCAGCGGGCCTTCGGGCACAGTCATGCGCGAATGGATGGTCAGCAAGTGACATTCGCCCTTGTAGCGCTTCGCCATCTTGCTCTTGATTGCCCAATGAACCCTTGAGTTGGGGTTTAGCTCGCGCGGTGGCCATGGCAGCTCAATCATGCAATCAGCTCCTATCCAATATTCGGTTGCACTCAGCCTGCAGGTCAGCCTGCTTGCCATAGGTCCGCTCGAACTCGGTCTTATTGCCGTGCACGGCAATAACGCCGGGCTCGATGGGCTGATGGTGTGGTCCGCACAACGGCAATACGCGCATGTGGCAGCCAGGGCGCGTTCTGCCCTCGATATGGTGAATGCTCACGTAATCGTTGAACCTGCCATCTTTGCGGCAGGCTATGCAGCCCACCACTTGGGCTAGGCGGTTGTGGTAGCCCTTCTCGGCTTCAGTTGGATTGCGTCCTTTCATGCAGCCACCTTGAAGCCTTCAAACTCGGCCATTTCCGTCAGTCGCTCATGGGTCAGGGTCGGCCAGTCCTTGGCAATCAGGTGCTCGCAGCAGGCAGCCCAAAACAGCTGGAACTGCTCTTCGGGCATTGAGTCGTAAGCCAGGCTTTGCGGAATCTTGCAGGTGATGGCCCCGATGTTTGGCAGCTCGAACTCTTGCAGGTCGCAGCACACGCCCGACTCCAGCTGAAGCGCTTTAACCGCTCCGTGCGAGTCCAGATGACTGAACCGCTCGATGTTCTGCGTCAGCACTTTGCCGAGACCATGAACCAGTCCGTTGAACTTGCTGTTGCGTGGCTGCTTCAGCTCTGCCCTGATCTTCGTGTTGGGCTTGTACTTACGCTCAGCGAGGATTGACGCGTCAGCCGCTGAAGCTGCAACGAATGCAGCACGCTTGTTGCCGGTGGCCGGGTCTACCATCATGCGCAGCAGCAGGTAGACCGGCATCGGCTTTGGCTTCGGCTTGCGCTTCACGACTTCACCCATAGCTCACGCTCCTTACCCGCTTAACCCCGAACTGCCCGTGACAGTCCGCCGTGACGGTTTCCAATGTCACCGGCTCCGGGTAAATCACTGTGCCGCCCTTACCGTCGTGCAGGCGGAAGTGGAACTTTGTCTGTTTCATGTTTTGTCTCGGTTTAGCATCACCAGCTGCCCGGCAATCCCTGATTCCTGTAGCGCTCTTACGTTTTCTGCGCCGTAGGCGATCAGGCACGACGGGGCTCCGGCATTGGCCGCTGCTCGAATGCCGTCAACATGGTGGAAGTGCAGGCGGCCGCGAAGGAACAACACCGCGTCGGCTTTCTCCCATACCTGGCGGAAGAACATATCGGTCTCAGTCCGCGCGAAGATCAGCGCAACCCCATTGCCGTGTTTCGCCAGCTTGGCCAGCCATGCGGCCGCTTCCCTCCCGTAAGGTGGGTTAAGCCAAACGCGACCGCTCCATGCGCGCGACAACCCGTCTTCCGCCTTCGAGTAGTGCACAGCGGCGGTATCCCACGGCCTGCGCCAACCGGGCGAGCACGGGTCAAGGTCGAACGATCCAAGCGCGCTCAGGATCTCGGGCGGCGTCAGCCATTCGTCTTTCAGCATTGCCGCTGATTGGTGTCCGCCCATACTCATACCGGCATCCCCAAAATCAGCAGGAAGGACACAACGGCTAGCGCTATGGCGATAGCAATCTCTTTGCCTGTAGGGGATGGCTGGTCGTCTAGTGGGTGTTTGGGGGTCATTTGGTTAGCTCCCCCGTTGCAGCAAAGCGCTGAAGAGCTGGCAGTAGCTCGGAAACTTGGTCGCGGGTAAGATGCATGCGCGTGTTCAGCAGTACTTCCTTGGGTAGCGGATAAGGCACCCAGCCCGTCGTTTCAATAGCATCCACCCCGAAAGCGGCGGCTTGGGATGCCATAATCTTTGGCTCAGGGTCGTCAACGCCAAACCAAATTGCGTCTTCCGAGCCAAGGCTGCTTTTCTGAAGAGAGCAGGAAGCTCCATACCGATCTTTGAAGGTGGCAATATCAAACCCTCGGCACGTCTGTTCGGTCTTCATACACCCTCCTTGACCGTGATTCCGGCTGATTTGAGGGCTGCACGGCCCAGTGCCCGGATCGACATGCGCGCCCTTCCCAACTCTCTGCGCAAATGACGCCGCTCAACGATTAGCCGGTAAGCTGCAAGGCAGTGCTCGCATGCGTACTCGCCGTGCTTGGAAAGTGCGTCGTCAATGCCGTCATCGCCAAGGCCCGTTTCGCCATAACCGCAGTCGGATGGCTCCCGGTGCTTGAGCGCTTGCCAAAGGTGGGTTTTGTGCTTTCCGCTGGCCTCGTCCCATAGCTCGCCCATCTCTGCATTAGGCGTTTCCAAGCTCTGAGCCTTGACCGATACCGGACAACGGTTGATCGCCAACCCGATATTTCGAGACACCCCATCAACTGCCTGCTTTGCCTTCTCGTGCCGAACAATAGCTTCCATGTACTTATCCACGCTCAAGCCCTCCGACGAAGTTTTTGACCAGTGCCGTCCTTGAATACGCCGTTCTCCAGGTACTGCACGCTGCGGCCTCTGGTTAGCGTCAAGGGGTCGGTGCTGGTGATTTCGTAATCCAGGCCCAGGTATCGCTGCACGGTTTTGTCGATGTCGGCGCGCTGTTTTAGCTGCATGCGGCGTTCGTGTTTGGGTTTCATGGCATCACCTCGCCCCGGGCGGACGCCCAGTCGAAAGGAACAACGACAGCGCCGCCTTCCTTGATCCGGTCAAAGCAGCGCTCGCCGATAGCTTCGCCAAGCTCGCTGGCAGCCAGGTTGGACACGATCACGATTGGCAGGCACTTCTCATACCGGCCATTGATGATCCGGTATAGGGTCGCCAACTCGAACTCGCTGGGCTTGGTCGCGCCCACCTCATCCAGCACCAGCAAATCGGCACTCATGATCGGACGCATCAGCTCCATTTCGCTGACTTCCTCCCTGCTGCCGAAGCTGGCCCGGATATCCATCAGGATGTCACCGACAGTCCGGTACACCACGCGGCGGGTCATCTTGTGCAGCAGGCGGTTGGCAATACCGCAGGCTAGGTGGGTCTTACCGGTACCCACCTTGCCAAGCAGCAGCAGGCATCGGCCAGAATCCTTGTGCGCATCGAAGTTGTCGGCGTACTCGGTGCAAATTTCGAGCGCTTTGCGTTGCCCGGGTGATTTGGCGCGGTAATTGACGATGGAGCGGTCGCTGAATCGCTTGGGTATCTGAGCGGTCGGCAAGTAGCGCCAGAGGAACTCAGTGCGGCGGCGCTCTTCCTCTTCGGCTTCATGCACCAGTCGGGAACACACAGGGCAGCCGCTTGGCGGACGTCCGTCGCGCAGAATTGCGATGTAATCGCCGTGCTTGTCGCAGTTGGCAGCAGCCTTGCCTGTCACGCCCAAGCGGCGCTCCATTTCGCCTACAGCGGTATTCATTTCAGAGTCCATAGCTACCGTCCTCCTTGAGCTTCAGCCCATCGGTGTAGTCGCGCTCCTCGAAACCGGAGTGCCGGGACTTGCCCGGGAATGGGTGCAGGTTGCCAGCAGGCTTCACCTCGTCTTCCCATCGCTTGCCGTTGAGCCAAGTGGCGGGGTGCGGCACGAACTGTCCGCCATCCTTGAGCCATTCCGCTGATACGCAGTAGCGCCCCAGGCCATCAAAAATCTGGTTGATCAGATCGTCGGTCAGCTTGAGTTTCTTCCACGCCTTCGCCGCATTGGCCTTGCCCTTCTTGTTCGGGTACAGGCGGTAGAACTTTGCGAACAGGTCGTCAGAGCTTGGCGCCTCGTCGCGGACCGGAGGTGCGCAAGGGGGTTGAAGGGAATCAGGAATCAGAGAATCAGGAATCAGAGAATCAGGCGATCTTGGCGATGCCTCGGCACTGCCTAGGTTGTGCTCTGTCTCTACCTTTTCCGGGGATGGCTCTATCTCGGCACATTCAGGGCCTTGCTCTGGTAGTGTGCTGCCCTTCTCCCGTACGTGCGGAGTCTGGTGGTCTGCGAACTTAACCACCTGAATTACTTTCTGCCCCTCGACCACGTAGCGACGGATAAAGCCTTTGGCGCTCAACCTATCAAGCGCTTTGTCGGCATCAATGTTGTCGTATGGGAGCGCTTCCGCCTTGATACGCTTAGGCCTATCCTCCAGACGGCCATCACGATCAGCCAGCATCCACAGATAGACAAAGAGAAGCCGCTCGATAGGCTCAAGCTCCCCAAGAAGCTCGTTTGTCATTATTCCGGGTTTGATGTTTCTTGAGCGAGCCATTACGCGGCACTCCTTTCTTGCTTGATGTGGGTGTAGGAGCCATCCCACGTCTTCTTCATGGGTAACTCGCCAGCCAGATAAAGCTCATGCAGGCGCGCAGCCCCTTTCTTGAGCAAGACAGGCGTGTACTGGATGAACGGCTCTGCGCCATGCGGGGTGATTTGCTGCTGGTGTTCGGTCATGTAGGTGTCGCGGGCATAGCAAGCCACACGCCAGCGAGTGCTGGTCTTGCTTTCGTTGAACAGCCAGTGACGACCGAAGAGGTAGGCGTTTACTGCCATCACGTTCACGCCGTTCAGTGCCTTGCAGTACTGGGTGGCGGTCATGCCCTCTTTGAACAGGCTTTCAAGTGAGGCGATCTTTGTTGATTGCTGCTTATTCTCAAGCTGTAGCTGGTCGTTCTTTTCCGCCAGGTCGGCAGCGAGCCGCAAAGACTCTGCGAATGACTGAGGTAGCGTGACGGCGTTGCGCGACTCCAGCTCATGCAGCCGAACAATAACCTTGTGACGCAATGCAATGCTGTAACCGGTTATCAGGGTTTCGGTTAGCTCGCGATCGAGGTGATATTCGACTTGCTCACGGCTCCTTGAGTCCAAATAGATGCCCCCAAAACTGGGGATATCTTTACCGAGCTGCGAAAGCATGTTTTCGATATCACGCTTTACATGGTCGTGTCGCTTCTCGACCAGACCCGCAATATCTCGGCTACTCATCGTTACCCGGTCTTGGGATGCACTTGCTTCAATTATCTGATTCATCTAAAGTTGCCTCAGTTATTGGTACTACCCGAGCCCGGTCTGATTCACCGGGCTTTTCTTTGCCCAAAATTCAGCCCCGCCCACTACCGCCCACTACTGGACAGCCACCCAGCACCACCAACAGACTTATGGACGGTTGACGATTGGCGGATACTTTGGGGTGTGGGAGTCATGCGGCTGACCTGCTTGGTGACGCTTCGGCAAGTAGCCATTCAGCAGAGAAAGCGCCCTCCGAGGCGTTCGCCAGCTGATGCGCATAACGCGTTTCCCCGGTGTATTCAGTGCGCGGCAGGCACCCGCTAGAGAGCCACTTGTAAACGGCTCGCGAGCTGATCCCACATACTTCTGCGGCCTTTGCTGGGCCGCCTGCCTTTTTGATTGCTTGCTTTAGAGCGGTCATTTTTGCCGTTCCTGAAATATGAACTCAGGGTACATATTATGTCGGAACTGAAAGTACATGCAAGCGCGTGTAATGCTGAACCTATGGTTCAAGCAGATAAATTAAGAGAGGCGTTTGTTAAGCGCCTCAAGAAAGCCCTAACCCACGCAGGTATTGCGGAATGGGGCGCAGGTACTCGCCTAGCTAAAATTGCCGGCACTACCGACAAGGCTGCAAGCAAGTGGCTAAATGGCGAATCAATGCCCGGCAGATCAAATATGCTGTCCGTATCGCAATCGCTCGGAGTCCGGATTGAATGGCTCCAATACGGCGAAGGCGGCATGACGTCGGGGTCATCGGATGACGGAAATGAGAAAAGGGAGAGCAACGTGATAAGTGCTGATTTCTCCAAGAAGGACCTGCAAAGCGGTGAGCTGTCGATCCCCCAATATGATGTGCGCGGCGCAATGGGTAGTGGTCAGCTGCCAAATGATTACGTCGAGATCATCCGCCACGTAACCATGCACAAGTCTCACTTGGACTTGCTGGGCATCAGCTACACCAGCCCCGCTAACCTAGCCATCATTACCGGCTGGGGGCAGAGCATGGCCGGGACTATTAACCACGGCGAACCTGTATTTGTGGATCGAGGTATAACCAGCTTTACGGGTGACGGGGTGTACGTCTTCACCTGGGACAACCTGGTCTACATCAAGCGATTGCAGAAAGAGAGCAAGACGCACTTCAAGGTCATATCGGATAACCGCGAGCATGACCCGTTCAAGGTCGAGATTGCGGACGTGGTGGTTCACGCCCGCGCCGTGCTGGCTTGGAATGCGCGGAAGTTGTAACCCTCCCCTTAGCTGGCCGGGCGGTGGTAGATGTGAACTTAATAACTGCGTTTCTGACGCTCGCAAGGTCTGGATCAAGTTGACCTTAATACCTCGGAAGGTATAATGTTTGCCCTGAATATATCCCCTGGCGCAAAAATAGACATTGTAAAGCTTAAGTCGCTTGATGAAGGTGCTGCTGCGCTTCTCTTGGTAATTCTTCAAGAGATAAAGGGTGATCAAGAGGTTTTGGACTCCCTAACAATCCATGACTTGATAGACGTGCTACCGATAGCTGAGCTGGATTACGAGGTAAAGCATTGGTGGGAACACTACCGAAAGGGTAAAAACCTTTGGCGGTTGAGAATTCTAGAAGATAGTTTGACGAGCTATAGAATTGTGTACGGATACTCACCAACAGAGCACGCTTATTACGTGCTTGGGATCGTCGACAGAGATTTTAACTATGACTCAAACCACCCAATTTCCAAGAGAATCCTCGCAGAATACGAGGATTTATGCTGCTAGCCGTTCGGGCAACTTTTCTGAGGCCGTAACTCCGCGCAAAGGTAATGTCCTCTACTTTCCTGAGCGGACAGCAACCGAGTGCTCAGCGGATGGTGCCTCAGATATTGATAGCTTCATTGCTGAACTCACTTCCAATGATCCGTCTTTTTCTCAGTCTCTAAAGGCTGCACGTAAAACGTTCGGACAAGAGCTTTACGACGGAGAGATCAGCCTTAAAACGCTTAGGCTGAAAAAAGGTCTTTCGCAAGCTGATCTTGCAAAAGCTATTGGTACTAGCCAATCTCATATCGCTCGGATTGAGAAGCGACCGGAAACAATCATGCTCAAAACAGGGGTTAAGCTGAGTGCTGCCCTGGGTGTTGATATTAGTCTCGTCGCGGCCTTGGCTGACGGCGCAAAGATTGAGGCCTAAAAATGCAAGAAAGGTACGCACACGCTGTTTATTGCGACGATCTTAGGGCGGAAACCAGCGGTAAAACGACATTCGTGGGCGTTTATGGAGACTCTTTGCTCATTGGAGAGTTGCCGGCCACACTTCCGAGGCTGTGTCTAAGGTTATATCTTGTCACGCCATTAAGCAGGCCATTCAAGCACTTAACAATACAGATCTCTCTTAACGAGAATATTTTAGCTGAGCCAAAGCTGTCTGAGACTGAGATAGAGCAGCCACCAAGCCAAGGCCTCGAAGGCGACCAAGACCCGTGGCACAATATGATTTTCGATTTTGTATTTTCGCCACTCGTTTTGAGCGAGCCGGGCGAGATAAAGATCAAGGTCACAACTGAGGAAGGAGAGCTTAAGGCGATGCCGCTAAAAATCCTTAAGCAAGAAATTTCGTAAGGCTATTTCTCTCAAGTGTAACAAGCCCGCCCCGCGCGGGCTTTTTTGTACCCTCCCCCAGCCCGCCTTGTGCGGGTTTTTTTGTGTCCGCTCGTCGGCCTTTATAAAAAATATGTACTTTTGGTTCTTGACTACTTTGTACCTGTAGTTCATATTTACTCCCAAGCCAGCAACAAACGGCCCAGGGCTCGACCCGCCGTTCTTTAACACATCAGGATCTGCGCAAGGTGATCCCCTAACGGGTACAGAGCGCACTACAAACTTCACCTTTCATGCCAGCTCTGGAACTGGCCGTGACTCCATACGCAGTCACGCGAAGTCACGCAGGCTAGTCGGCAGTGCCCTGAACAGTATCCAGGGGCGCAGACTTGAGATACGAATCCAGCAAGAAAGCGTGATGGAGACTGGTTGTTTCCATTTTGGAAATACCCGCCCAGCCCACCGTGGCGAACAACGGAGGCAGATAGACAGATTTCCTCATGTACCTGGGCGACCGGGTACATCGGGAAACCCACAACGCAGGAACAAACGATGGAAAACCAACACCGCAAGATTAAAGGCTATCGCGAGCTGACTCAGGAAGAAGTGGACCTGATGAATCGCATCAAGGAAAAAGGCGCCGAGTTGCTGGAATTGCAGGGCGAGCTGGTCAATAGCCTGAAGAAGTCAGAGATCGGCTTGTATAACGCTATCGACAATGCAGAGGATAGCGACACTCAGGCGATCGCTAAGCGTGAGCTTATCCGCTTCCATAACGCTGAACCGCTGCGCTGGGCGAGCATCGGCAAGACTGACGTTCAGACCGGGCTTATGGCAATGGTTCGAGCTGTCGCGCAGCCAGCAGGAGTTTGATTTCTCATGCCGATTCACTGAGTCGGCATCGGAAACAACCGAGGATCAATCATGGAAACTATCGAACACCAAGGCTGGCAGGGCCACTTGGGCTTGGGCCTTACCGCTCAACAGATACGCTGCCTGATCACCTGCATGCTCGGCAACAAGGACAAAGAGACGGCCCGTGTGCTTGGCCTATCGCACACCACGGTTAAGACGTACATGAACCGGTCTCTGTGCAACCTTCGCTGCTCAAGCCGCGCACAGCTGGTCGCAGAGGCAATGAAGCGCGCAATCATCACCCCGCTGCTGATCATGCTCGCCATTTGCATGATGGCAGTACAAGCCACCCCCGACCACCAGCCAGTCACCCGTAACCGCATTGTCCGAGTAAAGGGCGGCGGTCGTCGTGATGACGTGGTGAGTGTGTTTCGGATTTGTTGATAACGGAAGGAGAAGGGAAATGAGATCAAGCATGGGAAGTATGGCGGGAATGATAGCAATGCTGGGCGCCGGGATTGCTGGTGGAGCTCCTGAAATACCCCGGCAGTTGCAAGGCTATGACAGGGAGGCGCGTTCACGCGGACACGAATACCGCCCTGCACGCATCGGGTCCAGCCCAAAAGCTGCGCGGCACTGGCATAACCCTAAAGACCCTGCGCAAGCAAAGCGGATTGCTGCGGCTCAGGACAAGCGGTTTCGCAAAGACAGAAAGCGGGAGGATGACGCGAACAGCTCTTGGCATAACAACGCCTGCCACGCGATCAGCATCAACCTTGACCCTTTCTGGGTCGCACAGTAACCCATCGCCCTTTCACTGAGAGGGCATCTGGAAGGGCTGTGAACCGCAGTTGATCGCGCGGAATTAGGCTAGCGGGTAGGGAGTTGTGCGCAACACAGCTCTTCCGCGCCTCCGGTTTGCCCCGGACAGCCCTTCCAGATGTAACCAGCCAGAACGTGCACACCGGTTACCTGCCAGCCCAGCACGGGGCATTGAATACGGCGGGCGGGCCTTTCGAGGCCTTGGTTGCATCACCCGCTTATGCGGATCGAGCATTCTCGGTCGGGCGGGTTCAAGCGGCACCAGCTAAGAGGTGCAGCCCGTGCGACGGGTACGGCCCTGCATATCGCGTCATAGAAAGCAGGGCACCCCACTTACCCCCTTCCAGTGCCCAGAAGCATGCACGCCATGCCTGTGGGCACTCCCTTGTCTGGAGATAAACGATGAACGCACACCAGCGAGTTACACGGGCGACTGGCCCGAACCTTTGCTACTCCGATCTGCAGGGGCCGAAAGAGCCTATAGAGGCGCCCAGCTTCGACGGCGAAGTTGGCGACCTAATGGCCGGTTCCGATGCCCACAACCTCAGTTATGAAGCCTTCAAGCTCTGCGCTGATGAAAACCTATACGACATGGTTCCTGACGGCTTCTGTATTGAGCTGATCCTGGCTGCCAGCCGCAGCACTGACCCAGGCATGAAGCTGAAGGCCAAGGCAGCGCGCAAGGCACTGGAAAATCACGCAGAGCAGATGCTGTATGCAGCTTGGGAAAGAGGGAGCAAGCGGAAATGAACATGATCGCCCAGCGGGTAATTGACCTGCACCTTGCGCGCATCCCGGTCTCAGTTCTGACGATCGCCGATCACGACGCAGCAAAGAAGAGCGTGAACGAAGACGTTGAATTCTTCTTCAAGACTGGCGGCATCAGCCTTGACGAGTTCTGCGAGTGTCGGGCCATAGCGCGCACTGCGCTTCGCAATGCCAAAGAGCGTATTGAGCAGGAGTGTGCAGCATGAGCAAAGACACTGGCGGTCCAGCGTTTCCAATTCATCCAGGCGCGGCGATTGATGGTCAGCGCGTAGATGAAACGCAAGGCATGACCCTGCGCGACTACTTCGCGGCTAAGGCTATGCAGGGTTATTTGGCCAACGCATGGCAGGCTGAAACGCTTGATTCTCTTGGCGAGAGCAGCGCGCAGCAGATGGCGACCGTTGCCGAAATATCCTATTGCATGGCCGACGCCATGCTTGCCGAGCGTGCCAAATGAAATACCTCAAAACCCTATCAGCCCTGCTACTCGGCACTGTAGCGGCTATCTACATATCAATCGCGCTGGGCGTCTTTCTGGTGACGGCCTGTGCGGTGCTGGGAGGTGATAAGTGAGCAGATCAGGATATTGCGACGACAACGACGACCAATGGGCGCTCATCAGATGGCGCGGAGCGGTTAGTTCATCCATTCGAGGTAAGCGTGGCCAGGCATTTCTGCAGGAGCTTGCGGCTGCGATGGATGCCATGCCGGTCAAGCGGCTGGTGGATGGCGTGCTTGAGGCTGATGGCGAGTTCTGCACCTTGGGCGTGATAGCTCATTCGAGAGGCGTTAAGGCAGAGCACCCGGACTGCGTGGAGGAAGCGCAGCGGCTGCTGGATATTGCCGACGCCATGGCCCGCGAAATTGTCTATGAAAATGACGAGGCAGGCTATTACACGAACTGCAACCCTCAGACCGGACGCTATGAGCCAGAAACGCCGGAGCAGCGCTGGGTTCGGATGCGGTATTGGGTGAGCAGCAAGATCAAGGAGCAAGCCCAATGACCACCCCACTCGTTAAATCGACCACTGATGAGCTGATAGAAGAGCTGGAGGCGGCGGCTAAGGCTGCTACTCCGGGCGACTGGAAGGCAAAAGGCACTCTATTTGGCGAATGGAGCATATCTACTGATTACACGACAGAGGGTAAGCGGCTAGAAAATGGACGCCAGCTAATCGCATTCTCTCCGGCAGCATCAAAGACGAATGCTCCTGTTTATGCGGCCATGTTTGAGGCAAACGCTAAGCACATGGCCCTGTGCAACCCCGCCAACGTCCTGGCCCTAATCGCAGATCTGCGCGACCTCCAGCGCTGGAAATCAGAGCAACTGCAAGTCATGACCCCGGTCATGGAGTACGCGCACAGCCTCAATATTGCCCAGCTAGGTCATAGCGTCACCCAGGCGCTGATTGATGACCACAAGCGTCTGCGCGAGCTGGAAGAGTCGCAGCGGTGGCGCACAGCGTCAGAGCTTCCCGCCAACGACACGAATTGCGTAGTGGCCGATATCCGCAACGGAAAAATATCGAGCTACACGGCTGCCTGGTATATCGACGACAAGTTTTATGTCGATGTCGATGCACTGCAATCGAGTAATCGTGCGGGCACGGCTGACATTGAGTTCTGCCTTGATATCACCCACTGGAAGCCGGTGACGCCGCCATGACCCGCTACCTAATCTGGCAAGACATCGGCTTTTTCATCTTCTGGGGCGCTGTCATAGGCGGCCAGAGCATCGCTAATTCTTTGTAGGACAAGACAATGAATGCACAACAGCAACTGGTGTCGGTTGGCGACATCAGCGAGGACAACGCGCCTCTTATTTATGTAACTGATGGCCTGAAGCCTTTCATTGAGCGGGTGCGCTCTGAGGTAACTGGCGAGGTGCCAGACCTCAGCACCAAGAAAGGCCGCGACCGTGTGGCAAGCCTGGCCGCGAAGGTGAGCAAGTCGAAGAAAGCCGTCGAGAACCCTGGCCGCGACTACCTGAAGCGCCTGAAGGATCAGCCGCGAATCGTAGAGGCTGAATTGCGCGAGTTCGTGAATAGCATGGACGCCCTGCGTGATGAGGTGCGCAAGCCCCTGACAGATTGGGAAGCAAAGGAGGCGGCGCGCGTTGCTGACTTTGAAGAGCGTATAGACCAGCTGAAAGAGTTCGCGGTGGTATCCGACGAGCTTCGCGCCGCTGGCATTCAGGTGCAGATCAATAACCTGCAGGAAATCGACATCACCGAGTCGTGGCAGGAGTTTGAAGCCGAGGCGCACCGAGCCAAAGCGGCAAGCCTGGAAGCGCTGCAACAGCTGCTGACCAAGCGTCAAGCACAAGAGGCCCAGCAAGCGGAGCTTGAGCGTCTACGCGAAGAGCAGGCGGCGCAGGCCCAGCGCGAACGTGAAGCCCAGCTTGTCCGTGAAGCTGAAGAGTGCGCCCGGGCCGAAGCAGCGCAAGCCGCCCAGGCAGAGCGCGAGGCGGTCATTCGCCGGGAAGCAGAAGCCAAGGCCCAGTCAGAAGCCCGGGAACGCCAATTGCAGCAACAGGCCGAAGCCGCAGAGCGCGAACGATTGGCATCACAGCAGCGCGCCGAACAGGCAGAGAAGGACGCTGCAGCCAAGGCAGAGGCCGCAGCAGCAGCGGAACGCCAGCGCTACTTGGACGAGCAGAAAGAGATTGCACGGCAGGCAGCGGAGCGTGAAGCGGATGTGGCCAATAAGGCCAAGGTCAACCGAGCAGCGCTGGACGCATTCATTGCCGGCGGCATGCCGGAGGACTGCGCGAAACAGGCGGTCGTGCTGATCGCGAAGAAGCAGATCCCCAATATCGTTATCAACTACTGAGGTTCCTATGAGCAATCTAGCCACCATCAAGCCCGCCAACCTGAGTCAGCGCATGGCTGACCGGTTCGGCGTAGACCCTAACGAAATGATGCAAACGCTAAAGGCGACTGCATTCAAGGGAAATGTCAGCGACTCGCAGATGCAAGCGCTGATGATTGTTGCCGATCAGTACGGACTGAACCCATGGACCAAAGAAATTTATGCCTTCCCTGACAAGGGCGGAATAGTCCCGGTTGTCGGCGTTGATGGCTGGTCGCGCATCATCAACGACAACCCTCAATTCGATGGCATGGACTTCGAGCAGGATGCAGAGTCTTGCACTTGCATTATCCACCGAAAAGACCGGGGCCATCCTATCAAAGTCACTGAGTGGATGAGCGAGTGCAAGCGCGAGACGCAGCCTTGGAAGTCTCACCCAAAGCGGATGCTGCGCCACAAGGCAATGATCCAATGCGCCCGCCTGGCGTTCGGATTTGCTGGCATCTTCGATGAAGACGAAGCCCAGCGGATCGTTGAGCGCGATGTGACGCCTGCTGCCAACGAGAATCCAGGCCCAGCCGTTGAGACCATCGAGAACGCGCAATCTATGGAAGAGCTGCAATCAGCATTCACTACTGCGTGGAAAGAGCTTCCCGGCTCCCGCGCACTACTGACCAAGGCTAAGGACGAGCGAAAGAAAGAACTCAGCGCGCCAATTGAGCATGAAGAAGAGGTTCTTTTCGAGGAGGTGAGCGATGGAACAGGGAACTGAGGAATGGTTCGCGGCTCGTTTGGGCCGCGTCACAGCTAGCAAAGTGAAAGACGTGATGGCTTCCGGTCGTGGCGGCGCCCCATCCGCAAGCCGAAAGAACTACATGATGGCCTTGCTGTGCGAGCGTCTTACCGGTAAGCGCGAGGAAGGGTTTACCAGTTCAGCCATGGCGCGCGGGACCGAGCTTGAGCCGCTTGCACGATCTGCTTACGAGATTGATCAAGGCGTAATGATCGATGAGGTGGGTCTTATCCTTCATCCGACAATTGCGGGCTTTGCAGCTTCACCAGACGGCGTAATCCAGCTGCCCCGTGGCCGTGGCGGACTTGAGATTAAGTGCCCGAACACCGCCAATCACATCGCCGTGATGCAGGCCGGCAAGCATGATACGCAGTACGAGTGGCAGATGCTCGCGCAAATGTCGTGCGCCGATCTTGAGTGGGTCGACTTTGTCAGCTTCGACGACCGTATGCCTGAAGCCTTGCAGTACGTTCGCTGCCGTTATGAGCGCGACGAAGCCCGCATCCGCAAGATGGAAGCCGAAGTGAAAGCCTTTCTCGAAGAGCTTGCAGAGCTTGAATCGGAAATGCGCGAGCGAATCGCCAAGGCCGCCTAATCCCTCCCACCCTCCCCGTTAAGGGGTATGGAGACGCAATGGCAAAGTCCGGAGCCGAGCGGATGCGCGAAATGCGTGCTCGACGGAAGCTGCGGGACAGTGAGCGACACGAACGGCTGACCGCTTTCATCTTGAACATGCCCGTCTACAAGGGCACGGCAGATTGCTTGGAGCGCATCAAGAGCGTGGCCGGCATCGAAGAAAACAACGATGCGGTTACCAGGGCAATCCACAACATCAGCAAGCTGTCTGACGAGGCGTTACGGGACATTATGAAAAACCCATAACGTCACGCGGCAGCGTCACGGAGTAAAACTCATGCTTATGCAACACGCCATCCCCGAACACCTGGTCAAAGCCCAAGCCATGATCGACGAAGCTAAGCGCAACAGTCGATCAGGGCATAAAGCAGAGCCAACGTCAGCGCCGCACAAGCCGTCCGGCATCGAAAACCTGCACGCCAATATGAAGGTAGCCATTGACGCTAGATCGGCGAAGAACAAAGCCATACGCGCAGACCTGGCTGTCCAGATAAAGCCTTTTGTTGGCGACCTATCGGCAGCGGAAATAGCAGCAAAACTGGGCAAATCACAAGGCTTGGTGCGCAAAGCCGCGAAAGAGCACGGATTGGACTTGAACATTGGCAGCGGCAAAGGTCGCCGCCCTGGTCGAGCCGGCCCGACTGACGAGCAGATAAAGCAGATGCGGTTAAGCGCTGCTGGCGGATCAACGATAAATGATGCGGCTCAATGGATCGGGGTATCAAGAGGCACTGTTCAGCTTTGGGCCATCAAGTACGCCATCACCTTCGGAAATAAGCGCTGAGCTTAACCCCACCCGGCCGGCCGGCCAGAGGTATCAACTATGAATGCCATTACCCATGTCGGCGAGCTTGTCGACGACGTGGCGCAGTTCTTTGCGCCTGTTTCATCCGATCTGGTGGATAGCCTGGTTGGCGAATACCGAGGCATGCGTGAGCGTATTGAAGCTCTAGCCGCGGCGGTTGAACAGGAAGAGCACACCGGTGCGCTGACTCACTTCATCAACGGCAACTTGCGCGATGACCGCAACGGAATCCCGCATCACATCGGCAACCTGTTTGACGTGCGCGGTGCCATCGGCCACCTGAACGGCATGTACTGGAATAAAGCTCTGCACATGACTGACGTGCTGGACTACATGCCGCAAGCTAGACGTGCAGAGTGGAACGAGCAGATCCGCAACCCACTGGGCATCAAAGCAAATTCGCGTACCGGTGAAAAGGAGCAGCCACCTCTGCCCGAGTTCGAGGAAGAGTCGGTGCGATCGACGCTGTCGCACTTACTGCACAGCCGGTCGCAGTTCTTCGCCGAGCGAATCGACGGCATCTTTCGCTCACTGAGCAAAACGCACGTCACCAACTGCCCAGAAGGTTTCAACAAGCGCATGATCCTGGGGCGAGCGATCACCCATTACGACACCGTTGATCACGACACGGCAGGCGTCATCAATGATCTGCGCTGCGTTATCGCCAAATTCATGGGCCGGGATGAGCCGAAATACCATGTGACCGGCGACACCATCAGCCGCTGCCGGTACCCGAATGGCCAATGGCACAGCATCGACGGCGGGTCACTTCGCATGCGCATCTACAACGGCGTGGGCACGGCCCACCTTGAGGTTCATCCGGACGTAGCCTGGCGGCTGAATGGCGTGCTGGCGAGCATCTACCCGGCGGCGATCCCCGAGAAGAACCGAACCAGGCCAAAACGTCAGCGCAAGATCAAGGATTTTGAGCTAATGGAGCGGCCCCTGCCTTTCTCGGTGATCGGCTTACTGTCCGGAATGAAGCCGTTTCACGTCCCGCGTGGAGGGGACAGGCTTCATGGTTGGGAAAGGGTGCCAATGACTATGAAATTCGATCACGGCGATCACGACAAGCACTCACTTGCCGAGGCTGAGAGGGTGCTGGAAGCCATTGGCGGGGTACGCGCCACCGAGGCGCACGCAAGGTTCTGGCAGTTCGACTATGAGCCGCAAGAGGTCATAAGTCAGATTGTTGTCAGCGGTTGTGTCCCCGACCAGAAGAGCCATCAGTTCTACCCGACGCCCAGCGATCTGGCTGAACAGGCTGTAGAGCTCGCGGCAATCGATCCCCATCACGACTGCCTTGAGCCGTCCGCCGGCACTGGCAGCATCGCCGAGCTGATGAGTGGTGGCCGCTCCCTGTGCTGCGTTGAAATAAGCCCGCTGCACTGCAAGGTGCTGGAAGCCAAAGACCTGAAGCCGCTGACCAAGGACTTCACCAAATGGGATGGCGCCACAGGCTTTGATCGCATCGTGATGAACCCGCCGTTCGACCAAGGCCGATGGCAAGCCCACTTGGAGCGCGCGGCGACAATGCTGCGCCCTGGCGGCCGACTGGTCGCCATCCTGCCATCCGGCGCCAAGAACAAGAACCCACTGCCAAGCATGCAATGTGAGTGGCACGGGCCTTATGACAACTGCTTTGCATGCGCATCAGTGTCCGTTGTGATTCTGGTAGCCACCGCATAACCGAGGTAATCCCCATTGATAACCGTGAACTCGTACTTCTGCGGGGCAGGTCTTATGGATATTGGCCTTATGTCCGCCGGCCTAACCATCAATCAGGCCTTTGAGCTAGACCCTGACGCTTGCGCC